AGGTATGAATGAGTTACTAGTGTGACATGAACAGGAAGACCTACTACATCTTCTTCTTCAATCAGCACTAGTTTCTTCATTCCATTAGATTCCTCTAGTTCTATTCCAAGACCTTCAAGAAGTTTGAAATATCTACTATTCTTATTCGCAGATTCTGTCGCTGTGAATATAAAGAATCCATTGTCATAGAATGTTCTTCCCACTATCTGAGTACAATTTGTTTTTAGATGATTGCCATCTTCGTCTACCACAGGTATCCTCTGATTGTTTACATCTTTTCTAAAATTATATCCATCCATTTCATAAAGATATTGCTCTTGATTTGCAGCATCTTCATGCACTTCGTATGACATATTGACAATAATTGCTTCTCCTGCTCTTGTCATTCTTGTTTTTGTTTTCAAAGACTTAATATGAGCTGGATATGTACCTTCTTCAAATGGAACAAATGCTTGTTTCTTAGGTGAAAAAGTTACATTATCAAGTTGTTTTGCCATGTATCTCTCCTTATTTACTTGTTGTTGTGTATTTAGTTACTAGTTTCTCGTACTCTGTTTGAAACTTAATCATATCATTAGAGGGCTCTAATCCTCTACCACCACGAAAGTAAAGACTAGGTGAAACAAATGTTCCATTCTTTGTCTTCATAAACCTTCTTGTTGTAGTGGTTTTCTTAGATACTGATTTAGTTTTCTTTAGTGATTTCTCAGCAGAAGCTGACAACTTGCCAGCCTCTTTGAGTTTATCTATATCACTTTGTTTGATTTTACCCATTGTAGTCTCCTTTTATTTGGTTTTGGATATGAACATCTATTTTAGATTCAATGTCCTCAGGTTGAGGTAATGGTTGTTCCTCAATAGTAAATGTATGAAATGATGGATTAACTGTCAGTTTACTATTATCTTCTGTTCTGAATACCATCATAGGTTTGCCATTTAGATTCTTGTTTCCAAGATAAACAACTCTTCTAAACTCTTTGCCATCATTTGTACCAATAGTATAGCATTCATCTACTTCTAGTAATGAGTGTATTTCACCATAATTATTTATTTTAAGCATCTATTGCTCCTCTTTCTCGTTTTAGTTTTGCTAGTGAACCTTTGTAGTTCGATTGATTAATAGTGTCATTATTAATTAGTTCATGTATTTCTTTCATTCTCTTCTCACTTATTTCAGATGCTATAACAAGTATATCATTCTTTTCTTCATCTGTTAATGTAAGGTCGTGAACTTGATTACGATATACATCATCTGCAATATTCAAGTATTGGTTGAATGCTTTCTTAATACAATCCGTATTAGCTGCTTTAACATCGTTACCAATATCTACAAAACTTTCTGAACCTCTTTGTTTTTGTATTCTATGAGCTGCTACCATATCACCAGTTCTCCATATACCCTCATCGTACCATTTTAATCTACCATGAACTACATATGCTTCACTCCCTAGATTCTCAGTCTTTATTATTTCCCAAGACCAACCGGGAAACTCTTTATCAGCAACATCTCTCATGTAGGAATATTCTACATAATCTTGTCCTTGTTTCTTTTTGATATACGGACCAGGTGTTGTCATGAATGATACATTTTTGTGTTTCTCTGTTATTGCTTTTCTTATTTCGTTTGTTGCAGATAAGGCGTTCTCATCCACTACAATTGGTGTGTTGTTTTCCATTGTGTTTCCTTTGTTATTTCTTTTTCTTAGATAGTGTACTTGGGCATATACTTTCAAACTGACAATAACTACATTCCCAATCTTGCATAGGAACTCCGTAAGTCATCATAGGTTCTAGTTCTCTCTCGAATGATTTGCCTAAGTCTTCTTTTATTTCATATACTTCTTCCCAATATTCACGAGCTTTGTCTATCCATTCTGGAGAAACCATTTGCTCTCTCATCTGAGATGTATTTTTGTTGTACCATAATAAGTACATATAAATATGATTTGGATTGTACTTGTCTTTTACACCTAATGCATAAGTGCCAAGTTGTAATTTATAATTTAAATCAGAATTTGCTGTTCTATTTACTTTTCTACCAAACTTAGTAGTCCACTTATAAGCAGCTGCAGTTTTTAAATCATACAAAGCAAATCCATATCTACCACTTCTTTCTTCATACATTTCACCAGCATCAAATGTACCAGATACTTCTAAATCTTTTATTTGTACTTTTTGTTCAATATATATATCTTTATCTGGATTTTTATCTTGATACATAGACAATGCTTTTTCAACATCACTATGAACAATAGTTCCTAATCTTAACAATCTATATGACTTATCATCTTTCATGTCAGATGGATAATCATAGTAAGAATACATTTGCTTTCTATAACAAGAACCAGCAGACGATGCATGAAACACATTCTTATCTCTGCTATTTAGTTTTTCTTGTTCTTTTAAGTAGGCATTGTAAATGCTTTTAATATCCATATATCTCTCCTTATATGTCTCCTAAATTTAATAATATCAATACTTATAGTCAACAGATAGACGACTAATTAAGTGACTTCGTGAGGGCCCCATACGCTGAAAGTGTTAATTAGCCGCCATATCTGTCCACATACCATTACTTTATTAAATGTTTAATCCATCTTTCAAAATCATAAAAGTCTGATTTTTTCTTGCCACCAACATTCATTCGTATTGGTTTATCAAGTGCCCAAAAGCCAGATGGTGTAAACGGATTACTTTCATCATACAGAGTTGTCCATTTCCAATCATATAACGTAATTGGTCTACCAGTATTGCCTTGAAACACATATTCTCCAGAGATTTTTGAATCTCCATTAGACATTGGAGAACCAAACTTTGCAATAAGTTTAGACGGAGCAATATCTATCTCACCAATGTAAGAAGTTCCGACAACAAAATCATTGACATTGCTCATATTGTTTACAAGTTTGAACTGTTTTTCTATTGATATTCCAAATGGTACAGTCATATTATACTCCTTTTTATTTTATTTCCAATTATCTTTTACTTCGTATGAAAAGTTGTCTCCAGTATCACTATCTTCCCAATGACATGGAACTATCAAACAACCAGCATTTTGTTCTATTTTTTTACAATCATTTATGTCTATTGATTTCCAATACTTATATCGTATTGTAAATAAAACATCACCAGTGTTAAGGTTGTTTTGAAATAATACTTTAGTTTTATCATACCCATATATTCCTAATAACAATAGTATTTTATCTTGCAATTCTGTAATAAATACTGAATTATCTTTTTTTGGAATAACAGGAGACACTAATCTTTTAGTATGAATACACTTTCTCTTATCTGTTGTCTCAAGTAGTCCATCTTTCTTCAAATCGTTTACTCTACCACTAACAGCATTAATTTCAAAGTTTGTTAGATTAGATATTTCTCTCAAAGATAATCCTTTATCACTAATTTTGTAATGGTCTCTTACAACATACAGAATCTTAGATTTCTGTGTATCACCAATACCTTCTTCATTTAATTGTTTGTATGCTAGTTTACTTGTCTGTGTTACCATTTTCTTCCTCTTCTTTTTGTTTATATGCTAATTGGTCTATGTAATCAAATCCCAATACCCATTCTAATGCTGATGTTGAACCTTCAAGTTTCCTTATCAATATTTTATTTTCTTCTGGGTTTTTATTTTTCAGAAATTGACGTTGGCTAGCATGACTTAATAACATATATTCTCTTCTTAATCTTATAATAACTTCATCTTTATGCTTAAGATGTAATACTGCTTTACTCATCATTATCTCCTATTGTTAGTTGATACAGTCCATATATAAATGCGACTGCTATAATTATTGCTACTATTATGTTCATTGTTTCTCCTTTTGTATGTGTTAAAAATTTTTGATATGCGTACACGATTGGTGTTTTTCAACCCAATCCACCACAACCTAAATAAAGAAGTGTGCCTCCCAAAACTTCAGCAATTCGGACACTCAGTCACTTTATTTAATTATTATAATTCAAAGTGCATTGTTTAGTTTTACCACCACAATCTTCTTAGCTATATAATAATTATCCACTACTCTGGTTTACCCAGCTCCCTCTGCATATCAAAATAATATTTTGAGAACAGGACAGATTACCCTTTCGGAGTTATCCACTTAATGGCTTGTTGCGTATTCTGCTAACACCTGTTCTCTTATATGTATATCACTGGATATTTAATTCACTTCTATTGAGCGGTAAAGCCAGCACTAAGATAATACATAAAATTGTTGCCTACATCCGACTCCAACGGATAGTAACGGAGCCACAATCAAATGGAGTAAAGACTGTTGCGTTAGATAGGCAAATAAATTAAAGAAAGAGAGGTCTGACCTTTTCCACACTACATATCCACGTGACTTAGTGCTACTCTTTCTTAATAATAAGGCACTGCTCTAAGGATGCGGAGTCCTTTTCTGTATACTGTGTTTTTTATCGTGAGTTGTGGGTATAAGAAAGTGAACAGTGCCTATAGTTCTTTTATCCAACAGCTAGTACAAATATAACTGTGGCAGCTCCTACAACTACAGATGTGAAAAGGAAACTACACAATACCACAACTGTTAAGTCATGGATGAAATTAACAAATCTTAACATTTAATACTCCTATAAGTTTATACCCAAGTTATCGTAAAAATGGAAGTTAATATCTCTGTTCTGTATGTTTGTTAGATGCGCTTACATTCTTACAACACTTAAGTATATTGACACTTTATATCACACAGTTAAGGTGTAATGTGTTAAAGAAAAAGTAGGCATAAAGCCTACTCTTCCCAAGACAAATCAGGTATAACAACATCTTCTTCTTGTTTAAACATAGAAGGATGCCCGTCTGACATACACAGTTGATTAAGAAACTCCAAGTCTTGCTGAAGTTCTCTCTTGATGTCATTCTTACTCTTATGAGACTGCTTAGTAAATGCATCCCATTCTCTACGGATACTAGCATTCTTGTACCTAGCAAAAGCAACACTCTTTAAGCTCTTAGCTTGTTGCTTGTAGTCATCGAATGATGTAAGTATATCTATCTTCATAATATTCTCCTTTATGAAATTGACTGTTAATTAGATTATAAAAGTAATAATCAAAATAGAAAATAACTGAAAAGTTATTTAGTAAATCCCCCATATAGGGGGTATATAATGGGAAAAAGGTTACATATCAAAATCCTACAATTTTTCTATAAAATAACTGGGGTAGCTATTGCAAATGTTTGCATAATAAGTTAACTTAATGGGTGGTTGGGTCGGGATAAAATAAATGTATAAAAATGGCAGATTTATTAGAACACCTAGCAGACCTTAGTTTAGAAGAACAAGAACTAATATTAAATGGATTATCTAAAAATATTGTTCCTGTAGAGATAGATGAGAAAGTATTTTTTGTACAAAAAGAAGTAGGTGAGTTAATTGATAACTTATCTAGACAAGTAGTATTATTAACAAAAAACAATATTGAATGGCAGAAAAAAGAAAAATTAAAAACGTAGAACATTTTGTTTACGAAGATATAGACGAGTTTAAACAATCACACCCTAATACTATAGTACATCCAGATTGGCGAAAAGCTAACGAAGGTGATTGGGTCTATAGTGATGATGATAGAATAGTACAATTGTTAAAAGTAAAAAATGGTGTAAATCATCATGGAGATACTAAAAATTATAATTATGCAAAAGGGTGGGTTCGTACTATTGTAGGTAGTTTTATAAATAAAGAATCTACAAAAATGGATACAGATTTTAGCAATCACCCTAATAGATACACATTTTCTACTAAAATAAAAAATACTTCCGAAAGAGTACACAAAAGAACTAAAATCACTAACAAAGAAAAACAATTTGCTACTAATGTTGTTGTAGGTATGGGAGCGATAGAGGCTTATAAGAATGTATATAAAGAAGAGTCTAACCAAAAAGCACGAAAAAAAGCAACTGTATTATTAAAACAGGAAAGAGTAATGGAAGAAATACAAAAGTCTGTACTTGATGTTGCAAAAGGAATGGGTATAGACCACGAATATATATTAAGTAAACTAAAACATCTTGCTGATTATAGTGAAGATGATAACATTATATTACAATCAACAAAAGAACTTGGTAAGATAGTTGGAACATCTAATAATAATATAAAACAAAAAGAAGTTGGATTGCTTGGAATGTTTCAAGGTTTTTCACAAGAACAATTAGAAGGTGCTAAAAGAGTAAAAGAAATAGAATAATTGTAAGGGGGTGCGATGAGTATAGGGGATGATATAAGAAAAGATGCGGATGGCAATATTATAGGATGTCCTCATTGTGGTTCAAGGTCTATACATAAAAGTGGATTTCTTTATAGAGCAAGTCATAAAAAACAACAATGGAAATGCACTGCTTGCGGTAGAAAAACAGTAGCTCCTACTATTATAGAAGAAAATGAATTTAAAGTACATGACGTTGACCCCGACCACATACCAATAGACGAGTTAATTGAACATAGAAAAAAACAATACAAACAAAAAGCAATATCTAAAAAGAGTAAAAAACTAGTTGGTATTGATATAAATGTAGATGGTCCCATAGGTATTGCACATTTCGGAGACCCTCATGTAGATGATGATGGCACTGATATATCCCAGATACTTCATTATATGAGTATTATAAATAATACAAAAGGAATGTTTGCTGGTAATCTTGGCGATATACAAAACAATTGGATAGGAAGATTATCATATTTATATGGACAACAATCTACATCTGCAAAAGAATCTTGGAGACTTACAGAATACTTTGTTAATAAACTTGATTGGTTATATCTAGTAGCAGGTAATCACGATGTATGGTCTGGTGATGGAGACCCATTAGATTTTATTATGAGAGACCACAAAGGACTTTATGAAAAGTGGGGAGCTAGAATGCAATTAAAATTTCCAAACGGAAAAACAATAACTATCAATGCTAGGCATACATTTAAAGGCAACAGTATTTGGAATACTGCTCATGGAGTTGCAAGAGCTGCTCAGACAGGTTGGGCAGACAATATTCTTACTTGTGGACACACTCATGTTTCTGGATACCAAGTAGTTAAAAATCCAGCAAATGGAACAATTAGTCATGCATTGCAAGTTGCAAGTTTTAAGATTATGGATAGTTATGCAGATAAATTAGGATTAGACGATAAAAATATATTTAATTGTCCTGTTACAATTATAGACCCTAGATATGATGACGATGATAGTAGATTAATAACTACAATATTTAATCCAGAAAAAGGAGCTGAATATTTAAAATATTTAAGGAAAGAATATGAATCAACTAAATAATATTCCAGATGATTTAGAATTAGACGAAGCAATTAAACTATTAAAAAAATTAAATAACAAAATAAGAAGTGAGTATATTTTATATAATATGACATCTAAAACATATTACAATATATTAAGAATACAAAAAATTATAGATATGTTAGAAATTCCAGAAAAAATGGGAGAGACATGAAAAAGAAAAACTCAATAACAAAACATGATATGAGACGTTCTATTCAAAGTATATATAGTCAATTGCAATTTGTTACAGAAAGACTTAGAATAACAGAAACATTATTTAATGATTTTATTGATATGCAAAAACTTGAAAAAAAGTTTAATAAATATTTAGATGGCAAATATAAACAGTCAGAACATAAGTAAAGCTGAAGAAACATTACAATTAGCATATAAAGACCTTATATCATTTGGTAAGTTATTTCTTCCAGATGACTTTATGCGGTCAGAAACTCCATTCTTTCATTATGAAATATCAGATGCTATTGATGATAAAAATATAAAACAAACTGCTGTCATTGTTCCTAGAGGTCATGGTAAAACAGTTCTTACAAAAGCATCTATTATAAAAGACTTTGTATTTGCTACAAAGGAAAACTTTCTATTTTATGCATGGGTATCCGCTACTCAGAAACTTAGTGTGGGTAATATGGATTATATTAAACACCATCTTGAGTTTAACGATATGATTAAATATTACTTTGGACCTATGAAAGGCAGAAAGTGGACAGAAGAAGATATAGAATTATCAAATGGATGTAAATTAATTAGCAAATCAAATGTAGCAGGTATTCGTGGAGGTGCAAAATTACATAAAAGATATGACCTTATTGTATTGGATGACTTTGAACATGAAGCAAATACGATTACAAAAGAAGCAAGAGATAAAAATGCAAACTTAGTTACAGCAGTTGTATATCCTGCTATTGAACCTCACACTGGTAGATTGAGGGTAAATGGTACTCCAGTTCACTATGATTCTTTTATTAACAATCTTATCAATAATTATTCAAAAGCAACAAAGGATGGTAAAAAGTTTGCTTGGAAAGTTATTACATATAAAGCTCTTATAGATGGAGATACACCATTATGGGAATCATTCTTTCCATTATCTAAAATAAAAGAAAAGAAAAAGTTTTACGCAGATTCTGGACAACCTCAAAAGTTTTATCAAGAATATATGATGGAAGTACAATCTGAAGAAGATGCGATATGGAGAAGAGAACACATACAATATTGGGAAGGATACTATAAATATGAAGATGGGATTAATTATATTGTAAAAGATGGGAAAGATATACCAGTAAATACATTTATAGGATGTGACCCCGCTACAGATATTGATACAAAGCATAGTGACTTTTCAGTTATTACTGTAATAGCTATTGATGTAAACAATGAATTATATGTTTTAGAATATGAGAGACATAGAAGTGTTCCTACTATTGGTTCTAAGAATCCAGAGACAGGAGAGATACTTGGTAAGAAAGGAGTAGTTGATATTATACTAGAACTACATCAAAAATACAATTGTGTATCTTCTACAGTTGAAGACGTTGCAATGAACAGAAGTATATTTCAAGCATTGAATGATGAAAGAAGAAGACTAAATAAGTTTGACATTGCAGTTATACCAGAAAAACCCGGTGGGACACAAAAGAGAAATCGCATATATTCTGGACTTTCGGCACGTTTTAGTACAGGAACTGTGCATTTAAGGAAAAATATGTTTGATTTAATTAACGAAATTCTTACTTTCGGCCCTAAAATGGCTCACGATGATACAATTGAGAGCCTTTATTACTCACAAATTCACTCTTTTCCACCTAGTATGAAAAAAGATGATAATAAAAAAAGTTGGTTTAAACGTAAGAAAAAAGCAAAAAGTTGGTTAGTTGCATAAAAGGAAAATTTAAATGGCAAAGATAGACAAAGATAAATTAAGAACGTTGGGTAAATTTATGAAAAATCCAATAAAGTATGTTGCAAATCAAGCTTCATGTATTTCTAAAGGAAAAAAATTAGGATTAAGTAGTTCGGAAGCGTCAAAGGTATGTACTCCTCATTATAAGAAAAAAGGAGAAATTTTATCTAAATTAAAATCTAAACCTATGGAAATTAGAAGGTCTAATAAAAAAAGAAATCCAGAAAAAGAAATTTTAAGAAGTTTAAAACAAAAAAGAAAATAAAGTTGGATTGTAGTATGAGTTCATTAACAGAATTTAAGGATATAATCAAAGTTACTTTAAAGCACGAAGGTGGATATGTTAATGACCCAAAAGATTTAGGTGGAGAAACAAATATGGGTATTACAAAAAGATTTTACCCAGACTTAGATATAAAAAATCTTACTGTTGAGTACGCCACAGAAATATATAAAGAAGATTATTGGGATAAAAATAAAGTAGAAGAACTTCCAAAAGAACTAAGACATATATTTTTTGATATGTGTGTTAATCAAGGAAGAAAAACTGCTGTAAAAGTTCTACAAAGAGCAATCAATAATAGAGGTGGAAAGTTAGTTGTAGATGGTGGTTTTGGACCTGCAAGTAAAAGAGCATTAAAAAAATATACACCATCTTCAAATAGAGTTAGGTGTTATAGATTGAAATATTATTATGATTTGGTAAATAAAAAACCAGAACAGGAAAAGTTTTTATATGGTTGGTATAGAAGGACAATGGAAGTATAATGGCTAGAGTTACAAAAAAATCAAAAGCTCAAGTAAATAAACAGATATGGGATAAAGCAAATAATACTAATAGAATGAGGTGGCAATCCAGTAGTCAAAAAGGATTTGATTTCTATTTAAATGAACAATTGACTAAAGATGAACTTCATGCATTAGAAGAATCTGGTATGCCCTCATTTACTATAAATAGGATAACTCCTATTATAGAGATAATGAAATACTTTGCAACATCTAATAATCCTAAATGGAAAGCAGTTGGAGTAACTGGAGATGATGCTGATATTGCACAAGTTCATTCAGATATAGCTGATTACTGTTGGTATTTATCAAATGGTAAGTCTTTATACAGTCAAGTAATACTAGATTCACTAACAAAAGGATTGGGATACTTTCTTGTAGATATAGATAAAGATGCAGATAGGGGAATGGGAGAAGTGCAGTTTAGTAGAATAGACCCATATGATGTATTTGTAGACCCTGCCAGTAGAGATTTTTTATTTAGAGATGCTAATTTTATACAAATAAGAAAAAACATAGCTCGTTCTAGATTAATAAATATGTTACCAGAGTATCAAGCAAAGATAAAAAAGGTTACAAGAGGGACGGATGTAGTATCATACTCTCAAAGAGATTTAAATTTTACAGACACAACTCAACCTGAAGATTTATCGTTTGGTATAAATACAGAAGGCGAAGATGATGATATTATTCCATACTATGAAACATATGCAAAAAAGAAATTCAAGTATCGAAATGTATATATTAAAATAGAACCTACTGAATCTCAATTGTTAATGTTAAAAGAACAGGTCCAAGAGGAATTAGAAAATTTTAAGCAAGAAGTAGAAGTTCAATTAATAGAAAAACAATTACAAATAGAACGACAAGTTCAAGAAGGTGAGATTATACCAGAAAGAGGTAAGTTGTTAATAGAGAACTCTCAAAAAATGGGTATTACATCTATTCAAGAAAGAGAAATGGAACTTATATCTATGGCTAGAGATGAAGCTACCATTGTTAAAGAACAGGTTATGTCTGAAAAACAATTCTTAGAGTTTCAACAAGATAAAAACTTTTCAAAAAATATAGTGGATTCTATAGAGTTTTATGAAAATAGAATTGTAAAAACTTGTAGTGTAGGAGATGATACATTTTTATTCGAGCAAACAATACCTATTAGTGAATATCCTATTATTCCTATTCCATATTTATATACAGGAACTCCATATCCGATGAGTGCAGTTACTCCATTAATAGGTAAACAACAAGAAATAAACAAAGCTCATCAGATAATGTTACATAATGCAAATCTATCTTCTAATCTTAGATGGATGTATGAAGAAGGTTCTGTACCAGAAGAAGAATGGGAAAAATATTCATCAGCGCCTGGAGCATTGTTAAAATATAGACAAGGATTTAGACCTCCTACACCAATACAACCCGCTCCAATAAATAATGCATTCTTTACAGTTGTTCAACAAGGTAAAAGTGATGCAGAGTATATAAGTGGTGTACCATCTGCAATGATGGGATTCTCTCAAGACCAAGCTGAAACATATCGTGGATTACTTGCAAACGATGAATTTGGTACTAGAAGATTAAAAGCATGGATGAATAGTATTGTAGAACCATCACTAGAACATATAGGTAGAGTATTTAAGATGATGGCTCAAAAACATTACACTATAGAAAAAGTATTTAGAATTGTACAGCCAGAAGGTGGCGATTCACAAGAAAAAGAAGTAAGAATAAATGTAAATCTATACAATGATTATGGAAAAGCTATCGGTAAATATAAAGATTATTCAGCTGCTAGATTCGATGTAAGGATTATAGCAGGGGCAACATTACCATTAAATAGATGGGCATTACTAGAAGAATACTTTAGATGGTTTCAATCTGGATTAATAGATGATGTTGCTATGTTAGCAGAAACTGATATACGAAATAAAGAAAAGATTATTGAAAGAAAATCAATGGTTGCACAAGCGCAATCACAATTAAACTCAATGCAAGAAATGGTAAAAGAAAGAGATGGTACGATAGAAACACTTCAACGTCAATTAGTACAAGCAGGTATTAAAATGAAAGTTGGAGATGCGAATAACGAGATACGAAAAGATGTTCTAGAAACAGAAGCACAACAAAAACTACTAAGAGGTATGTTGAAAGTTGAGTTTCAAAAAATGAAAGAACAATTAATGGCAGATATGGAATCTGTAAAGAAGAATGTACAAAAAAATGAGCAGTCATAGCTCTTGCATTTTTATTTTCATAGTTGCTAAATTAAAATAATCTTAAAATAGGAGATAGTATGTCAGAACAAGTAGGTAACGCCACAGAGGCCCCCGAAAGTACAAACGTACAAGATGCAGTCATGGGTATGAATAGTGAAGACTTTTTTGAGTCTTTAGACAATCAAGTCAATGGCGGCATATTAGAACCTTCACAAACAACCTCGGTACAAAGCGGTAACACGCAGTCGAGCCCTAATGTAGAAGTTCAGAATGAAGTTCCAGATAATAATTTGGATACTTTACAAAAAAGGTATAGCGATTCTAGTAGAGAAGCTAAAAGGTTAAATGGTAAACTAAAGGAAATTGAACCTTATATGCCTATACTAGATGCTATGCGAGAAGACCCCAATTTAATTAATCATGTGAGAAATTATTTTGAGGGTGGAGGCCAGACCCCAGAAACATTAAATCAAAAACTTAATCTAGATGAGGATTTTGTATTTGACGCTGAAGAGGCTTTTGGTAAACCCGATTCTGATTCTGCAAAAGTGCTTGGAGCTACGATAGACGGAATAGTCCAACGTAGACTAGGTAATGCTTTGAAAACTCAAAAGAATGAAAATGCAAAGTTAGCAAGAGAAGCCCAGTTCAAACAAAAGATGAATATGACAGATGAACAGTGGAAACAATTTGTTGATTATGCACAATCTAAATCTCTTGAGTTAGAGGATATATACTTTTTAATGAATCGTAAGAATCGAGATGAACAAATAGCTAATAATGCTCGACAAGAAATCCACAATAAGATGAGAGAAGTTCAACAACAACCTACTACACTTGCAACGCAAGGTAGTGTAGCAGTTGAGAAATCCTCCGATGATAAAGTCTTTGATACTATTTTGGGTTCTGGAAGTGAACTAGAAAAGGCTTTCAGTATATAAAATAATATATTGACAGCCATTAACTCAAAATAAAGAGGTGTAAAAATGGCTGATGTATTCGGCATGGAAGAACTAGGGGCTTCCCCAGATGCCAGAAGTAATGGTTATGGTGAGTTACCTAGTACAGGCGACCTCAGACGTAGATATAATTTTGGGGATAGGATTTCTGAACTTTCAATAGCTCAAGACCCTTTCTTTAGATTTGTATCACAAGTCGCTAAAAAACCTACGGATGACCCAGAGTTTAAATTTACTGAACGAAGGGGTTCGTATCACAAACGATACGCTTATGTATCAAATCATGGAACATCTGCTCCTTCTAGCTTAGCTGGAACAGATGCAACTGTGACTCATGGAAATGTAGACGCTGGTGATATATATTACTTTTGTATGATTGGTGATTATAAATCAGCAGGTAATATTCAAAATATCTATGGAAATAGTAGTTATGATGTTTTACCAGGCTCTGCAGGTTCTCAACCTACATTCTTTCTTCCAAATTCAATTGTGAAGATTCCTTATATTATTGCTGGTTCTAGCAATTTTAATGATTCTGAAGCAGCTGGTAGTTGGGATGATACAGGTGGAACAACTGATGTGGCAACTACTCCAGACGACTATCTTATTGTTAAAATATTATCAGTAGATAGTGATTCTGTATCTAATGCAGTTGTACTTAAAACAGAAGTAGTTAGTAAAGGTTCAGCAGGAGCTGATATTGAACTAACATCTTATTCAGCTTACAATAATGCTCTTGATGGTGTAGATGTTTCTTCAGAGTCAATAGCATTGTATCTTGAAAAGAAAAGATGTTACGTTGTAGGTTCTGCTCATTCTCAAGGTTCTGGATACCCAGAGTCTTGGAAAGACCAACCTTTCTCAAGTGCTGTTGGATTAACTCAAATCTTCAAAACTGCAATGGCGATGGATAATACTACAAGAGCAACTGTTCTTAAGTATGAACCTAACGAATTTGCTAGAATCTGGAGAACAAAGTTAATTGAACATAAGTACGACATTGAAACAGCATTGTTGTTTGGTGCTCAAGGAACTGATAGTTCTGGAGCTCAGTATACAGAAGGTGCAGTTAGTTTCATTACTAGTTACGGAAACATTTTTGATGGTTCTGGAATTGGTGGAACTGGTTCAAAGTCTCAAGATGATTTTCTTGATGATATGAGCAACTTTCTTGACCCAAGATACAATAATGCAAGTGCAACATTGTTTATGTGTTCTACTGATACATACAATTGGATGCACAAGTTGAGTGGTTACTTTTCAGCTAACGTTTCTAAAGTTAGTGATGGAACTAATTCTCTTGGTCGTGCGGACTTCAGTATGGCTGGAAAGAAGAATGTCTACGGTTTAGATGTTACACAAGTTATGACTCCTTATGGAGCTATGAATCTTGTTCGTAACATTCACCTAGATTCAACTGGTATTAAGATACTTGCAATTAACATGACTCAATGTGCATACCGACCATTAGTTGGTAACGGATTGAATCGTGATACTGCAGTATACGTTGGAGTTCAGACTCTTGAGAATAGTGGTGTTGACCGTAGGGTTGATTTAATTCAAACTGAGGCCGGTATGGAATGGCGTATGCCAGAAGCCCATGCGGTCTGGAAATAGGAGGTAAATCATGGGAATCCCTTTATACGGACAAAATAAAGATGGCGGACAGCTTGAAAGAAAAGTTGGTTCAGTAGTAAAATGCACAGGAGGAGCAGCTGTTTCTCTTTCTGCTAGTGATAGTGGTTCAGTTGTGCATATTTCTGGAGGAACTAATGGAGCTGCAGCTTGCAGTTTACCACATATAAAAGGACAAGATGGTCTTGAGTTTACATTTTTATTAGCAGCTGCTAACGGAACTGGTGACTTTGATATTGACGCTAGAGATGGTGTTGATTTCTTTGTTGGAAGTATTGTTAGTGTTGAAGGTACTAATGATGTTGGAATTGATTTCAACGGAAGCTCACATGACCAATTAACTTTAGCCGCTTCTGCAGGAGCAGCTGGAGATAAAATTCACATTGTCTCTTGTGAAGGTAAATGGTGGGTTGAAGGTGTTACTAACGACCAAGATGGTTGGGCAGTTGGTACAGCTTCTGCTAACGCTTAATAGTAAATAAGAATATATGGGGGGCTTCGGTCCCCTATATATAAGGTAAAAAATGGCAACAACAAAAATTGAATTAGAAATAGAAGGCATTACTGGTGTAGCTGATGCAGATAATGATTTCATAGTTTCTGCGCAGAAATTCGTAGTAGCTAATGTTCCTAAAAATTTATTAGAATGGGCTTCTTCTTTTACAGACCCAAGTACAGATGGTGGAAATGCAAGTGGAAATATTGTAGTTCCAATTGCTACTGATTCTATACTAAGTGTGTCTAGAAATGGATTTAGTGCGCAAGAAGTATCAAGAGAAGATTCTGCATTTATAGAAGCAAGTTCTGGTAGTTTAAAATTACCTACGTCTACTTTTCCTAAATACTATTTTGATAATGCAGTTACGGATAAAGGTTCTGTAATAATTGTAAAACCTACTCCTACTAATTCTCAAACAGCAAAAGCATTATATATAGACCATACAAAAATAGATGATGATTCTGATTTAAGAAATGTAGTAATTAACTATGCTTGTTTTAAAGAGTTTGCAAAGTTAATGATGGATTCTACACATCAAGGAAATTTTAGTGGAGAATCTGGGACAGGCGGAACAGAACATTGGATAGTAACTGAAGAAGATAGTGAAATGTTGATGGCAAGGGTTCAAACAATACAAGCTCAATTAGGAGAAAAAACTCATTACGGTCAAATGTCTCAACAACACTATAATTTAGCATTAGCTGAAATAAAATCTTATATAGAAAATCACCCTAAAACATTAGCTACGGCTATGGCAATGCAAGGAGCAAGATAATGACAGTATTAGAATTGATGGAACGAACAGGGATGAGAGAAGAAACCCTTGCTATCGCATACATAAAAGATGCAATACATTTAATACAAAGTAATACAAAAGAGAAAGTAGAAGTAAACAAACAAGACATCATAAAATCAATAGCAGCTGATGATAATGTATATCAAACACCATCGGACCTCATTGCAATAAATAATGTAAGTATTTTAGATACAAGTGATGATAAATATAAAAAGATTAAAAGAATAACTTCTCAACCTCATTACTTACTTGAGGATAAAGCACCATGAGTGTATATGTAGATAAAGAATATTATTATTTTCTAAGAGGAAGAGAACTCTTATTATACAAACTAATGGGTAGCAGAAATGCTGATAGGATTACACAAACTGGTGTATTACAAGCATTTGATAATGAACTAGTATATCCAGATGAAGATATTGCAAATGGATTAAGAATAGAATATACAAGACTTAGTGAACCTTTTGTATCTGAATCATTAGAAACAACAACTGCTTATGCAAGTGGAACTAATATAAGTTTTGGTGGAACTGCTATAACTACGACTACTGGAAACTTTTGGACAACAACAAGTGGGTTTGAAGTAGGTGATAAAATTAGAATAAAAGGTTCATCTAGTAATGATGGAGATTTTACTATATCAACTTTTAGTGGAACAAATGATGTAAATATGGTAGTAAATGAAAATATAATTACTGAAGCTTCTGGTGAAAGAGTAACAATTACTCAAATACCTAAAGAAGACTCATCTCCTTCTACATCTTCTCATATTAATTTAAATAAAATGCTAAGTCTTGCAGTAGTTGATTATGTCAAAGCAATGGTTTCGGAACAAAGAGGTGAGATAGATAAAAAAGAATATTTTATGAAAGAATTTTATGGTAAATTAGCAGACAACGAAAGCAATAAAAGAGTTATCTCAATGATGTTTCCGATGTCTCCTTACGCAGTAAGATGATTAATAATGCCTTTATGGCGGTGGTGGCGGATATTATATAGGATAAGTTATGGCTGATAACTTAAGAAAATACACAACACAAGAAGTGTTGAATAAAGTGTTTACCGATTCCTCTGGTAACGCTATAGGAATAAACTCCTCAACAACAAAAGAAACTTTAAATGCAGTATTCAGTACGTCTGATAATAGTCTGAACGTAGCATTATCTGGAGGTTCTATTTCGGGGGAC